ATTGCAATAGTAGCGATACGGTAATCAACGTTAGTTGCTACGCCTGTAGTTGGGTCAACTGAACCACCTTCAGGAGCAAACGACTGTGTAGACGTCGCAGTAATTGCAGCTGGTGAAGCGCCACCAATTAAGCTTGGTAAGAATGAACCGGTATGGACGTCGAATTCAGCAACGTTCTGACCGATTTGACCACGTGCCCATGCATCTTCTGGACGACCTTGTAATGTTTGACGACCAGCTAACTGACCAGCAAACTTAAGGTTTGCTCGGTCATTAAGCATGAAGTGACGGTGATCTACATAACCCTGACGCTCATTCATGCCAGCTTGTGCATTACCGATAAAATCAAAACCATCAGCAGCAGCAGACTTATAGAACATAGTGCCTTGAGTACGCATAGCTTCAACAATCTTTTTATTAAGATTAGAAGATTGACGACGACCAGACTCTTTACCGCGACGATGCCAGAACTGCATGTCACGCATTTGGTCAGCACGCTGCTCAACGAAATCATTCTGAGGAACACCCAGCACAGCCGGATAAGTTTCTTCGATGATGTTTGTTTCTAAGCCTGTTAAATCCCAACCTTCAATGATTGGTGCATGTTGCTCAACTGGACGCCACACGAAGTTATCACCGTGTTGCATCGTGCTTGCATCTGGTGTAAATAATGTAACCAAATCTAACATCTGATCTTGAGTTTCGAATGTTTCTAATGCCTCTTCGAATAAGACTTCAACTACCTTACCTGTACTCATAAATTTCTACCTTGTTAATTACCAATTAGAAGTGTCTGCGCCTTGGCTGCGAGCTTTGCGTTTAAGCATCATTCTCGTTTTCATATCGTCAGACTTTTTATACTCCGCTAATAATGGAGCGTGTTTACCGCCGCCACTACCATCACCAGTTATAACTGCGCCTGGCTTCGGAGCGTTTGAACGTTTCTTACTAGGCGTTTGGATTTTCTCTTGCAAGCGACCTAAAAAGCGTGATGCAGATAAACCACTTGGGTCTGCTGCTTGAATGCTTTGTAGTTCATGAAGTAATGCTGGATTAACTCCGAGCTGAAACTCCACCTTTGCACTGTCTTTACCCAAACCAACGATTAGCGTATTAAATGCAATCTCACCTCTTCCGGGGTTAGCTGCTTCTAATGCCTCTTTAACTAACTTTTCAGAACCACGAAATGAATCTTCCGTAATTTTACCTGAATCAATTAGCTCTTGAGCACCGCTATAATGATTATCAAAAGATTTGGCAGCTTGTTCTTGAAAAGCCTTTTGTCGAGCAGAATCGTCAGTTGACTTCTGAGTCTTGTTATCACGAGCATTTAGCTTTCTCTCAAGTCGTTCGTCATGATAAGCCTCAATAGCCACATCAAAAGCATCGTCATCGTAGTCAAACTGTTCTCGTGTTGGTCGAACTAACGCTTTGGCTTCCTCTTGTGCTTTAGGTGTTGACCCATTCTGTAAATCTTCAATCTGCTTTCTAAGTGCTGCGTTTTCGTCCTGCTCACCCTTTAGCTCTACACTTAGCGCCTTTGCTTTTTTGCGTCTACGTGCTGCTTCATGGTTAGGGACAAAACCCTCTTTCTTATCATCGTCCGAGTCCACTGATTCCTCGGTTAATTGCCAGCTTTCTAATTCAACTTTAGTGTCGTCACTATCCTGTGATAACTCCTTTGTATCATCCGCTTTAGCATCATCAACAACCTCAACGTACTCGTCTTTGATATCTTCCTTTGTATCAACTACAGGTGCATCATTGGCCGCTAATTCTTCTGCTGCGTTTTGAGCTTTTAATTCATCCAGTGTCATTCCCATTTTTGTATTCCTAGTATTGGTAACTAAACTACGGTTAAATTCACCAAACCGTATAAGGTGTGTGGTCATTTTAACACAGGTTTAGTCAAATTAACTAATGTTGTTATTTAATGGTGTTATTCACTAAATTTTAGGCAATAAAAAACCACTCTTTAAAGAGTGGTTAGTGGTGATATCATTTAGGTTTTCATGGGTAGGGAGCTGTCACACCAAACAACAACGAACCAGTTTTCAAATGATATAATGTTAACGCTGACTCTTGTCGAATTAGTGGCTCTTGGGTCAGACTACGCACATGCGGATAAATCCCGCTAACAACCAAAGTATGCACCATTTAAATAAAAAACGCCAGTTAAGGCGCTTTGTTTATGTATGAATCCATATAATCAGTAATGCTATAATAATGTACATAATTAGCTTCAATATAAAACTAACCACAAACTCATTATCACAATCTTCATCATATTCCTTGTCATACATTCTTATATATGAGGCAACCTTGGTAGGGTTTATTATCCCACATTCCTCCATTGTTTTAAGCTCTTCACCACCAAACCTTACATTCTTAAACGAGTGATAGGGCGTAGAAGGATGAATCCACTCATGATACAAATTACTATAAGCTATGATTCTTGGTTTCATTACTGTCACCCTTCAATGTTAATACAAACTCTTTAACCACCTCACCATTAGTCCTGCGCTCTTGAATGATAACTCCATTCTTCTCAGCTTCACGCATAACCTCGGAGCGCTTGTGTGTTAGGTCGCTGGATTTAAATACTTTCATATAATAACCCCGTAAACTACTATTTCAGAATCACCAATTAAAGGCGCTGACATTGTCATTATAAACACTGGATTAGATGCGTCCTCATAAATACACACTACGTGACACGAAGATTTAACCTCCATAGAAATAACCTTCATAACAGATGCAGGAAAGCTAATTCTCTTTGGGTTCTTTAATTTGACCACGCAAATAGAGCTAACAAGATCTATTGATTCCGCAATTGATTCGAATATATCTTGTAATTCTTTTATCTTACTCATCACTTACCTCCAAATATACGTTTAAATTCTTCTTCTAAGTCTTTAGGTAGATTCATTGTGAGCCTCTATTATTGCAAGTAGTATTGCTTTATTGGGTGATTCATCGTAAATAGAGAGCGCATCAGCATAATTCTTGCTAAATACCTGAGCTTCCCATTTTGTCTCGCCATTCACGCGATAAGGCGACATAAGGTCAACGTCATGCTTAACCATAATCTGAAAACATAAAGCATCATCAGTTAATGGGTTGTATTGAACATTACCAACAAGGCTAGGCTGGCATTTTATATAAACGCTATGGTCGCCAACACCCGAAACAACTTCACCTTCAATCTCTGCTATTCTCTTACATATTTCTAAATCATTCATCTTGACAATCCTCAAATACAGATACATCACCATCACACCACAAGCCAACCACTGTATCGTTAGTTAATGGATCATCGTCATCAAATAAACAAAGTAACTCTTTTAACTCTCCCACTGTTTTAGCTGTACCTTTTTCAGCAAACACCTTTCTCTTGGGTAGGTGATGAAGAACTCTACTACCTGTCGGGTATATTGCGTTTATAGCCTTACTCATAACTTCAATTTTAGCTGATTCAATCTTGACGCTCAACTCACGCTCTTTATTGTAATCCGATAGTATTTTATCTACGTCATCCATATTAATAACCCCGCCTGTAAACGTTAATAGCTATATCAATTAAACTCAAAACAAGCACACACCAGAATGCTATTACTACCACCGGCTTGCCCTCTCTAAATAACATAAAGTCATCGAACAATTCACCACCTTCACTAACTGACCAGTAAATCATTGCTGCGACTATTATTAATGCGCTAGGGAATAGGCCGTATATTATGTTATTCATTTACACTCCCCTTTGAATACCAAGACTTTCAATTAGGTCTTTTACTATCGCATCAACAGCGGCATTAACCAAATTACCATCATGGTCACCTTCAAACTCAAACCCGCTTATAACAAAATTACCCGATTTATCTTTTGTTAGGGTACCAAACTTATTTATAATAAATGGTCTCTTACCTTTATCGCTCATCTTAATCACCTTTACTTGAATTAGTTTTACTAAGTATATATTAATAAGGGTAGCTGTCAACTACCCTATCAATTACTTGCCTTTGAATCCTGAGTCACAACCTCCGTCACAACTAAAACTCATTCGGTGAGGCCTCTCCTCTCGTACTGCAATCAAGTCGCACCCCTTATCCTCGCAAGCTATTTCAAGTTGACCAGATTTGCATTTAAAGCGCTCCTGGTCACCGTGTACCTTACAATTGAATTTATACGCTGGCATTATCAGTCCTTTCTAGTTCACGTTTGTTTTCATTAAGTTGCTTGTTTAACTCAAGACCGGCATTAGTTTCAATCTGAGTTAATGCAATGGCGTTCTTATCGTTATCATCAATACGCTTGTTATCAATCTTCTGCTGCTCTTGTGTAACCTTGGCAATGTTCAGTTCAGTTTCAGACATTAGTTTGTCAGTCTTGTTCTGTGCATCAGCTTGAGCCTTACCTAAATCAGTTTGGCGAGCCATGCGCTTATTCTCCTCTTCCATCACCTTACCTTGAGCCGCTGTTAAATCAGCTTGTGCCCGAGTCATTTCCGCTTGCTCTTCAAAGCTAGGTTGTTGCTCTTGTTGAGATTGAGCTAGCATCTGTTTCTCTTCATCAGTTTCAGGTGGCTTAACGCCCATCATTATTAGCTTGTTACGAGCGAACTTACGGATATCCTTAAACCCTGAACCATCAATCATGGTTAAGTATTCATTCATTAGCATAGTGTGAACTTCTGGCTCTAATGTGCCACTAGTTAACAACTCTTTTAACTCTTCACGGTTTTGTTCTTTAACACTTTCAAATGATGGCCCAATGTTAGCGTAAACGTCGAATATCATTGATTGCATATCATTCTTTATTTCACGCTGCATAGTATCGAAGTTCATCGACTCTTGATTGATAGTCTCATCAACCTTAGTACCATCCTCTTTAACTAGTATTACAGTTTGGTTAGTGTCATATACATCACGTGCCATTGATGCGTAAATCTCACCCTCGCGGCGCATAGCAAACTTACTGTTATCTTGGTAAGTGTAACTCTGCATATCCATACGTTTGTTTAATGCGCTTAATGCCTTACCTGATAAATCCACATCAGTTATATCTGCTGGCAAGCCTGCACCAGCTACATCATCAACAGCCATGCGTGACTCTTGCATAGATATCATTAGAGCTGGCGGCACTTCTGGATTCTTTAAGTAACCAACAGGGCCAATAGGCAAGTCTTTACCTAGTCCATCTGTTCCATTTTGCAGTAAGTAAGGGTAGTTATTCTCTGGGCCACTCTCTTCATACATATCTTCAAAGCCATTAATCTGTTGGCTAGTAAATATTGGCTTCTCTCTTGGAGAGCGAGAAACAATATCAGCAAGGTAACTCATTTGGAAGTTACGTAGTCTTTGTGGGTCTTTAGCTAATCGAACGATACCCTCGTATGTTTCTTCACCCTCTACAAATTGGCGCTCACCGTACATTGGAATAACTGGAATCTCTTCCCCTGGCACAATAGACTCATCAAGAATGCGACCACCTGATGCAATGTAACAAGTAATAACATAACGCTCGATTTCTTTCTCTGATACTAAGTCAAAACCGTTCTCAAGGAATTCATCTTCGAAGTCTTTAAACTCATCAGCCTTGATTGTTCTTTCGGCGCCAAACATATCTTCAAATGTTTGATACTTAACCTTCTTGCGCTCACGGTAATAAAAGCGAGTAACATAAACCTTCTTGCTTTCACTAATCCATGGAAACACATAGCTAATCTCAGGGAATGCAAATGAAGCATCACCCTTATTAGGGTCATCAACACCAAGTTCTTCACACAAGTCTTCATACCCTTCAGGTGAATAAGGTATTAAGCAGCTCACATACTTAGCGTCTGATTTATCGATAAGCTTAGCGTTCGGATCCCACATGATATTGTTGTTAGCTTCGAATAATGGATAGCGACGAATAACCTGCTTGTCATCATTACCGAATGAGTTCTTATACTCGTTTCGTAATTCCCATGCACCAACGCCACAAACTACCGCTTCTTGACGGGCATTCTTTGTACCCTCAAGCGCCGTGTTATTCCTCATGTCTGCGCGGTACATGCCGTCGATAATATCCGCTGCATCATCGCCAGTTCCATCAATAGGTTCAAAGTCCACACTGATAGCATTAATCGTTAAGTCAGTGAGTATTTGCCTAACTGCTTTACGGATGATATTAAACTCACCCCTGTAACCTAAATCAGACTGGCTAAGGTAAGTGTCATCCCATTGGGTCACCCATGCAAATAGCATATCGTCAGCAGCCTTTAATCGGGTACTGTAGCCATGCTCATAGGCTAAATCGTGTAGTGTTAATAGTTTTTGTAATGTTAAAGACATTCTATCTTCCCATTGCTTTACGTGGTTTTGGTCTGTAGCTGCTGCCGTTGCCGTTAATTATAACATGATTACGCTCGCTCATCATTAGCACGTCTGAACAGTTAGGTGAACGCACCTTAAACTTGTCTCTCATCTCTGCCTTAGTGTATAGCTCGAACAATCCAGCACTGTTTGGCTTGATAGGCATACGACACAATTCAGACCTAAGCTTTTTAAGACTTTCACATTCTGAGCTAAAGCTTATTAGTAAATCAGGGTCAGTCATTACGCCCTCGCTAATTGCCATGTGAGTTCTATAAACCCTATCTCTAAGCTTAAGGTAGCATTGAGCGCGTAAATTCTTACATACTTCCTTCCATGTTTTCTGATTAACTATGTTGCCGGCACCTGATGACTCATAGTACTGGTCAGGCATATCAACCTTACTTGCTCCGTTGAATTGGTGTACGGTCATCTTCTTACCACCCAATGCGCTTTCAACATCACGCTTGAGTGTTACACCCATACCGCCAACGTCCCATTCATACTGGTCAGCGTTTTCAGATATAGCCACGCCAACTGCCCAATCGCTACCCTCGTTTACATCTAGGTCAGTACGTTCGATAACGTTAGTAATTATGTTAGCAGTACGTACTAATAAAGCTTTAGGGTCTGCACCTAAGTCAGAAGGGTCATGTACAACCTTTTTAACGCCAAATGGTTTCATACCTAGCTTTTCATGTGCATCAATACAGCTATCAAACCACTCAGGCTTAATCAGTCCGTTTTCAATGTCATCATTAAATCCGCCTTCCCATACCCAATCGTAAGTACTTCTTGGTAAGTGTTTCAAATCAAATAACCTCTCTGCCTCTAGTCCTGAATCATCAAACCAAGGATTGTCCGACCAGTTAACTTTAATTATTAAGTGCATATCATCTTCATAGATGCCATCAGTATCTAGCTCAGCCTGAAATGGAACTATAAATCTTTGACTGAATGGATCTTCACTTGATGCAGGATTGGCACAAAATACCATTTGCACATCATCCATATCAATCTCGCCTGATTCAATTTCCTTCATGTGGCCAGGTAAACCCTTGACCGGTTTCTTTCGTGCGGTAGGAGTTAATACTCTTAATGATTTCTCTGAAAGGAATTGCGCTTCTTCTATCCACCAATCAAGAAAGCCGAAGACTGATTTAACTGATTCAGGATTACGACTTAAACCCATAAAGCGGGCCATTGAATTATTATGAGTGAACTTGATAGAGCGCTCGGTAACATCTGAGTTATCAAACTCTAGTCTTGACACCTCTGCTGACAATACAGCATGAACACTATCCGCTACTGATGATTGGAATTCTCGAATACACATTAGGTTGCGCTTTAGGTCGTGCATACCTATTAACCCCTTGCCCGCTTCAGCAACAGTTTTTCCTGAGTTGTGATTTAGAATTCCATTAGCAAAATAACAATTGGTATCGAACACATGAAAGTCCCAATACCTTTGTCGGTCGAGCTTGCGGATACTAACCACTTCCGATAAGGTGGTTGTGATTTCAACACCAACAGGGGTTACAAATGAACTATCGAGAAAAGCGAGCTTTAGCTTGCCTAGAGCTATTCGAAGGCTTTCATCCAGATGTAAGTAGGTGTCGCAAGCCTTTAGATGCCCTACTTGTTCGAGAGCTAGCATCACTCGGTCAATACACAAATGAGATTGCGGAGGTTTTAGGTAGAAGCTCAAAAGCAATTCAAAAGCTTTATAGAGCTTACTCGTTTCCTGATATGCAAAACTTTTTCCCTCCTCGCCTTGATGAGCGAAAAGATTGGAAGCACGGACTAAAGATGATGAAAGGGTATTCATACCAGAGAACATTGAATCACCCGAACTCAACAAAGCATGGAAATTATGTAGCCGTTCATCGTCTCGTAATTGAGGGGAAGATTGGCCGCTACTTAACGAAAACGGAAGTTGTTGATCACATTGATGGTGACATAACAAATAACCATCCAGATAACTTAAGAGTTTTTTCATCGAACGCTGAACACTTAAGAGTGACTCTGAAAGGTAAGATACCGAACTGGACTGAAGAGGGTAAGATAAAGATTCTAGCTGGCTGCAAGAATAAATCATATCTCCACAATAAAGCTCCTTAGTCATAACCCACTCTTTATCGGATTTGAACTTATGCTCATCAGTGCATTTAATTTTACTTCCGTTATCGAGTGTAACCTCGTACATGTCTTGAGTATCAAACTCTACCGGCTTACTGGCAATAGATGTCACTACCTCACCATTACTGACAGAGTAAACCTCACCACCATCAAACTCTGATACCTTAACCTTCCCCTTGGGCGTGTCTATAAGTGTATCCGCGTGAATACAACCCCTACCTCCGATGAGTATTATAAATCTTTTAGGATTAAGGAACATTGGCGCGAGTACTTCAGCAAAGTATGCGGTAGGCTCTTTGATTGTTGGTGCCCACTTACCATCCTCAAGGTGATATGTGCTTACTAGCTTTTTAGTCTTAGCACTAACGAATCCTAGTACTGTGCCGGTAAACTCCCCATCCTTAAAACTAAAGAATGACTCAAGCTGTTGAACTCTAGATATTCTACTCAATTTCTTTTGCTCGTCTTTCTATTTCAATTATCCTGTCTTCAAGGTCGGTTACTTCCTGAATCTTGAGCATTGAGCTAATCATAGTAACGATATCTTTAGCCGTGTCAGGTGCTATCTCTCCAATTGATAAGGCATGCAACACCTCAGATGCTTGGTCTGCTGGTGTCGCATCTTTGGTAAATGAGAAGTTTATAGTATCACTAGTAGGCTTAATACTTGCCCAGCCTTTATCACTCAGCAGCTTTAAGCACATACCGCTATTGGTATCTTCAGCATTAAACGCCCTGATAGCAACATGATTAAAGAATGCCTTTTCAGCTTGCTCTTTAGTTGAACCCTCACCTAACTCAAGGTGACTATTTTCTCTTAGCATCTCAAGTATCAGTGTTTTATTGGACCTTCCACGAGGAGGTAAGTTATCGCCTTTCTTTAATGTGGTCCTTGTTGGCGTCTTGTTAGCCATTTTATGCCTTATTAATGCGTTATCATAGTTACAGTTTAACATAAAAAAGGGAGCTATTAACTCCCTTGTATATACGGTGACACATGTTAATCAAGCTATTGATTTAATTGACTATATTAAGGTGCCGTATTCATGCTAAATGTAGCACCGCCGATGATATTTGCCTTAACAAAGCAATCAACGTTGAATGTTAGTACATCCGCACTATCATTAACGAAGTAGCAATCTGCTATTTGAGCAAAGCTATCATCCGCATCAGTGAATGAAACCGATAAGGTTACACTACCTACGTTAGCTTTAGCGATATACAGGTAACTACCTGCTGGTACTGGTTGTGATACGTCTTTTGCAAAATCCATTATACTTCCTTAGTTTGTTTGGGCATAAAGTTAGGGTGATTATCGTATAACCACTTACCTTGTGCGATTGATAGTATTCCCATAACGTGATTGGGTTCTTGCTCTGCCAGCATAGTAATGATGTAGCTTAGCTTTGCAGTTGATAAGCCTTCTTGTTCTGTGTCGTTAGTGGGGTTAAATCCTAATTTATCAATTCTGTTCTTTACTCTAGGTGATTCACCTATCTGCTTTTCAGTTAATCCAACTAGCGTTACTTTATAGCCTAACTCTTCAGTATTATCTTCAACATAAGAAGCACCAGTAAAGTCTGCGTTTACTGTGTACATTACTGCGTATAATACTTTCATGATTTCCCCTTATGCTATTTCTATTATGCGGTTGAATTTTATATCGCTTACAGTGCCAATGGTAGGAACTACCAGTCTAGTTTGGACTCTAGGGCTCCTGCTTGTAACGGTAGCGCTTATGAATGGGAGGTTGTCTGCATTATGGTTGGTGCCATCGAAACTCTCGAAGAATGCCGCTCCCGAAGTAATAGAATTAACAGCATTAACCTTATACTTAACCCCGATATCCAAAGCATTAATGTCAGTTACTTTTATACTAAAAGAAGATTCAGTCCCGTCAAATACCGCATTACCTGCATCCCAATTGTTAACGCTACTCAGCCAGCTACCATCTATTAACGTGTATTTCTCTCTCTGTGCATCAGGTATGTTAACGTATGTTATTGAGTTAGCTGGCCCTGTAGTTACTGAAGCCTCAACATTACCCGTTGCTAGCCCTAGTGTGTTAGATGTAGTTACACCGCCTATAGTTGCAACAGGGTTAGCTATAATTCCGTCATAGAATTGCACCCCTGAATGCTGAGAACCCATAACCCTTAATCTTGCCGTATTGCTATAGTTAATTTTTATAGTGTGCAATTTGCCATCAACAGGGTAAGCCCCATCTAACGCAACGCTAACACCGTCCAATTCAAAAGAAGAAACAACGGAATTATTTATATCAAAATTACCTAATGCCTGCATTAGCAAAAACGACCTATCAACAGTACCATCACCATCAATAAGGTACATGGTCGAAGATAAAACACCAGTAGGCGCTAAGAATTCAAACTCAAACGTATCACCAGCACCAAACACGATAGTGCGTAAGCCATTGCGTAACACTTGTACTGGCACAGCATGATTTTTTTCGGTGATTAGGGTGACTTCAGATAGCCATGGATAA